AATTGCGGATAATGTTCTTATAACTATTTCTTTTTCTTGATCGGTTAAATTAACTTTAAATTGTTGAACATCAGACTTAAATGAAAATTCTTTGTCTGTCCAAAATCCATTGTGCATAGATTCAATAAATTTTTCTGTCCAAGGATATTTGTTTGGTTTGCGAGAAATCTGCTCTTCAAAAATCATAGTATTATATTTAATAGTCGAACTACGATTATCTTCTATTTTTTTCTAGAAGTCAAAGTTTTTTTGATGTTGAAATTTGTTTTTGAAGTTCGGATTTGTATAATTTATTTGATAATATTTTTAAAAAATATGCCAAATCTAATGGATCACAAACATTTATAATTCTACTTTCTATGTATTTTACCATGCTTTCAGAATAATTGGGAAACAGGTAATGAACGCATTCATGGTAAGCGGTCGATAATAAATCTCTTCTATAATCCAATTCAATGTCCGTCCAATTGCATAATCCTACCGATGCTCTCATTTTTCTGAATGAAAAAAATTCTGCTGGCTTTCTTTTTACCAATTTTACACATTTTTCATGAATTTCTAGAATTTCATTTTTGGTTAAAGATTTCATACAAATAATTATATTTTTTGAATCAAATAATTTTTTATTGATTATTTCTATGTTTTAACATATTATATTGAAATGTCTAATAATTTTGATTCATTGGTTGTGTTAAATGAATGTTTTTCAAATATACAATATTTTGATAAAGATCACAAATATACCATAGATGGTATTCCCGCAAAAATTTCAGTTTCAAGTGCTATCAAAAAATATGAAAAGGAATTTGAAAAAGAAAAGATCGCAGCACATGTGGCTAGAAAAAATGGTAAAACGATAAATGAAGTTTTAACTGAATGGAAATTTAAAGCTGATTATTCTTGCCATAAAGGTTCAGAATTTCATTTGTTTGTTGAAAATTTGCTAGAAAGAAGAAAGATAACAATTGATAAAGATGCTTTAAATTTATTTGCTAGTTCACAAAGCATAATACTTGAAAACAATTTTACAAATCAATATTATAGTGAAATGGCAAAAATGATTGGAAATTTTATGAATTTTTATAATTGGTGGAAAGAAGATCATATTATTTTAAAATCTGAATTTGTGGTTGGCGATAAATCCGGTATTTGCGGATCTTTAGATAATCTTTCGTATAATAAGAAAACAAAAAAGCTTGTTATATTTGATTATAAAACAAATAAAGAAATTAAAACAAAAAACCCAAAAGGTGATACTTTTTTTGAACCATTTACTCATTTACAAAATTGTGAACTTGTAAAATATAGTATTCAAATTTGGTTATATAAATTAATAATAGAAAAAAATTCACCATTTGAAATTGATAATGGATACATTGTTTGGGTTGCTGGTGACAATGATTATGAGTTAATACCAGTTCTTGATTTAAAAATGGAAGCGGAATTAATATTAAAAAATTTATAAAAAAAATAATTTTTTTATAGAAATGGAATTACACAAGTGTAAATATTCATACAACATATGGACCCACTAGCAAAAGCATACCTAAAAGTAATCACAGAATCAAATGATGATTTACAGAAAAAAGACCAACAAGTAACAGGATCAACTTTAAAAGTTGGCGCTCCTTTTGGTAATCAAGAAAGTGAAACAAATTCCAAAAAATTTATTTCTAAATCTGGACCAGACGCTAAAGGCGCAGAAACTTTAGAAAAAGCACAAGAAGCTGATAGTGATTTAAGTGTTTCTGGTGAAGTTGATGGTAAGGCGAAACCACTAGCAACTAAATATGAAGCAAAAAATCCATTTGATGCTCTTTTTAATAAAATAATTTCAGAAGAAGGTGAGATGATGGATTTTTCTACATCAAGTTCACCGGAAGATAGTACATTCGAGCCTTCATTTGATTCATCCGACGAAGATAGTGATGAGTTTGGTGAGGGTGAAGGTGATGGTGAAGGCGAGAAAGTTACTTTAGAGATTGATCGTGATCTTGCTGAGAAGTTAGTAGAAATTTTAACATCAGTTCTTGGTGATGGTGAGGGTGAGGATGGGGAATCCGAAATGGATGAAACTGGTGGCGAGGAATATGATGATCAATCTGAAGGTGATGAAGAGGAGTCTTTTGAGGGTGGTGCGAAGCCTTTTGGAGAAGCTGTTGATGCAGAAGATCAAGGTCACGCATTAGTTGATCAGGAAAAATTAAATCACGGTTTAAATTCAAAAGGAAAGATTGTTGTTAAGGGCGCTGTCCCTGTCACTAAAAAGACTGCACAAACACCAGCAACCGGAAAAGGTCATGATGGTAAATTGAAAGCACATTCAACTGAGGGTGGAATTAGTAAATTAACAGGAAAAGACAATAAAGTTGGTGGAGTTACTGTCGGAAAGACAATTTACGACCAGAACTAAATCATAAAAATTAAAAATAAATTAAAACCCCGCATTAGCGGGGTTTTTTTGTAAATATAATTGTGAATTTTGAAACATATTTTTTTAGAGAGGAATTTGATGGTCTTGGACTTGATGATAAGTATTTAAAGCCAAATACAGGAAACCATCACCATCAATCATTGGGCCGAGTTACTAAAATGGGTGATAGAAAGTCTTTTAATATGGTTGCAAAATCACAATCACAACCAAAAAAATCTTTGCATCCCAAGGTTGACTTGTGTATTAAGACTAAAAAAAATATTAGTTTAGTTGGAAATGAACCAGTTGATATAATGAAAAAATATGAAGTTTGTCCAACTCCAGAAGAACCTAAAAAAACATTAAATTCAGAAATTCCAGTTAAAATTAATATGATTAAACCTAATGTTTATATTTTAACATACGAGGAGATATAAATATGGAATCTTTAAGATTTTTAAATAAAAACATCAATAATAACGAAAGGTCTAATTTTGATGGTTGGTGGTATGAACAGATTAGTATCTTTGGGCAGGATACTATTTATTATAATAATTTAATGGCATTAAGTAGTGCTAATGTTTTATATGGAGAAGAACCTGATGCTGGTTTTGGTGAGGGAAAAAATTTAATAGTTCAATTAAATTTAACAAACGATTCTTATATATTATCTAAATTTGGAATACTTGCTGATAGTGATATGACTGGCGTAATTCATCCAAAACATTTTACAAAAATTTATGGTTTATCTTCTGAGCCAAAAGCTGGTGATTTAATGAAACTTCAAGAATTTGGTATAGATAGATTAAATTACCCAAAAAGAGGTCCAACTGTTTATGAATTAACGGAAGTTATTGATGAGTTTCAATTAAATGCTTTAGGTGGTCATTATGTTTGGTTTTTCAAAGCTAAAAGATATGATTACAGTCTTGAGGACGGTTCTCCCGGATCTGGTGATGGAAATAAACCAATTAACGATAATGATGCACTAGAAGCTTTAGCTGATTCTAACTTTAATTATCCGGAAGATAATCCTTGCAGTAAAACTAGTGTATATGGTGAATATTAATTATTTATTAGATAATTCCGATTCATTTTCACTATAACAAACATCAATATTATATTCTTCTTTTAATAATTTTTTTAAAATAATGTCTTCTGTTGAAGATATATATCTCATTATTTCTAGTGGTTTTAAATTTAATTTATTAAATGGTATTTTTTTCTCTTCCGCTTTATCAGCACAGTAATTAATTGCTTCATATAAAGCAATCCACCTTGCCCATTTTGATGATTCTTCGTGTATATTTTCCCAGTTGTTCATATTATTGTTTTTCATCTACTAAAGGTATGCCTGTTATGTTTGGAATTTTAACATTTTCTGTAATTCTAGCAACACTAAAAGCAATATTTACTAAATTTTTATTTTTGCAACTTTCACATTCAAATTCAATTCTTTCATTTTGATTTGGTAGAAATGTCATTAAATTTTTCGAATTACAATAAGCACATTCTAAAATTGTAGATAATGGTTCTAATGTTTCTAATTCTTTTTGTCTGGTTTTTTGTACAAAATAAGATGTTATTACATTACCAAAAAAAGAAAAAACAATATATTGAAATGCAAATAGTAATAAAAAAGATGCATAAAAATTTAAATTTAAAATAAATGCGCCTAATGCACCTATCGCTGATATAGTTATTACTATTGTGGTTGATTTAACAAAGTTTAAAATATTTTTCATATAATACTATTGAATAGAGTAATATTATTTTTTGCAACTGTCAACAACTATTGTGGTAATTTTATAGCTATTGTTGTGTTAATGTTTGGAACTGAATTTGGATTAATTCTTTGGTCTGGTGTATTGGGGATTGGGTTTTGTGCTGGTTGTTGATCTGCCATATTAAGTTTGTTAATAGACAAACCAACATCTTTTAATATTTTTAATGCTTGATTTGATTTCTTGTATAATTCTATCAAATCTTTTTTAGAATCTTTGGGTAATGTTGGATTTTGTTTAATACATTGAACCATTTTATTTATACCTGCCATTAAAAATACAAAACTATCGGCAAAATCCGTAGTTACTGTTTGTAATGGCCAAGGTAAACTAGCTGGTGCGTCTGGTGGAGGTTCTGTTAAATTGCCATAAACCGCATTGCTTTGATATGGGTTGGTGTAACCGCTCTTATTAGACATTGGAGCAAAATCTTTTCTTGGTGGTTCGCTGTATGCTGGATAATTTCCACCACCACCACTATAGATCTCTTCAATTATCTTATTAAGATCCATTTATTTAACAATTCCAATTTTTGATAAATTATTACAACGACCACATATCCATCTACATTCTTTTACTACTTCTTTTGTTCTTGAATCTGTTTTTGGTGTAACCTTTCCATGAACCATAGCGCCACAAAAGCTGCAACCCATTGGTCTATTTTCAAGTGTTTGATATTGAGGATTATTATTCATAATATATATTTACTTACCATCCGAAGGTTTCCATACATCTTTATTTTGTAAATTTTGTTCTTGGTTTTGTAAATCTTTAAACTTTGTTGTAATATATCTGCATAGTTCGGATCTAACAATATCTTCTTCTGTTAATTCCATGCAAAATATTCCATGCTCTTTGGCATCATCTGTATTGAATAAGTCATAAACCTTATTAAATCCAGATTTTCCAACTGGCAAATCACTTTGCTCTGGATCTCCACAAAGGAAAACTTTTGAAAATTCTCCAATACGACTCATTAGAGTGTGTATTTCTCTTTTTGAGAAATTTTGAACTTCATCAGCGCATACAAATTTTGCAGAAAAATGTAATCCTCTGGCAAAATTAATTGGACATATAGTTAAACGATTGTCTTTTTCCAATTTGTCTAATTGCGCTTTGCATAACAATTCTTCAAATTTATCATGAAATGGTGTTAGATATACATTAAATTTTTCAGCAACATCTCCCGGAAGAAATCCTAATTTGGAATCGGAGGATTCAACGGCAGATCTAACCAAAACCATATCAGAAATCCTTCTCATGTTTAACAAAGTTAAACCACAATACATTGCAAGAGTAGTTTTTGATGTTCCTGCTGGACCTTTTAACAAAAGAACTTTTGTTTTTTTATCTAAAAAAGTTGATATGATATTTTTTTGATTATTGGTCCAAGGTAAATTTTTAATGGTTAAATCAAATGATATTTTGTCTCTTTGAAACACATAAGGTGAATTATCTTTTGTTTTTCCGTCTTCCGCTAGAGTTGTTTCATGTACAATTCTACCAGATTGTTTTTTTTCAGAACCCCTTGGGGGTCTTGTTTTTTTACTCATAAATTATGATTATTTTATATTAAACTCCCTGCAACTGTCCACCGTAAGATGTAGAATTATCTGTGGATGTGCTGTTTGATATTGATGGTGTTTGATTTTGCTTTTTATCAGTATCTTGTGATTTTTGATTAGGCGTTTGGTTTTGGGGTTGAATTAAACCAAGTTCAGCAAATCGTGGAGCTAAGTCTTGATGTTTTTTCAAAAAATCATCAGGAGTTTTAAACTCTGTATTTTTAGGATCTAATAATTTATTAAAATCTTGAACATGCTGATCTCCCATTAAAGTGGCTCCAAGAGCTTTTAATATATCTCCTTGCGCACCCGCTTGAGTTTGTACGTTTTTAATTACTTGTTGAAATTGTGGTGATGTTACAGCTTTTGCTCCACTACCAGTTAAGTTTAATGAATCTTCTTTGAGAAGAAATTTATTTAAGATTTTGTCAAAATTATTCACGACATCTATATTTACACTTTTACCAATCATTACAAGCCATTTTTTGTGGACTACCTGCTTTTGCATTGGCGCAGTTATGTCTAGCTCTAAAAGATTTTTTTCTTTTTGTATTTCCGGATTTTCCAGTAACTCTAACTCCAGCTTGACCCCAATGTATTTTTTTATATGAGCCATTTGGTTGTTTTGCGCATTTCATCCACTTTTTACCCTTTCGACTTGAGTGAGCTTTTTTAGTTGGACCTGTGCATTTAGATTCTCTCAACAACGAAGACACTAATATATCAAATTTATTATTCATATTAGTATTTATATCTCATATTCAAAAAATAAAAATTTAAAATGGGTAAAAATAAAGGTAAATAGTAATTAGAAAATATGTCTAATTTAACCATTTCATCGCCCGGTGTACAAATCAACGAAGTTGATCTTAGTCTAATCTCAAGACCAATTGGATCTACTGATGTTCTTATTACCGGATTTGCTCAACAAGGACCGACTGAGGAAATAACAAACATTGGTAGCGTCTCTGAATTTGAAAGCGTTTTTGGTACTCCAACAAATAGCGCCGAAAGATATTTGTATTATAGTGCAAAACAAATTTTATCTCAATCACCAGCAAATCTTATGGTGACAAGACTTCCTTATGGAAGCGGTATGGGTGATGGATATACTAATTCATATAGTGCTTTAGTATATGGTGTATCTTCAAATAAAGCAACGTATGCGGAGTCTACATCATTTAAATTGACAGAGCCTGTTTCAATTTTATTGAATGATGATGAATACTACAATTTAGTTTCGGGAAATGTTAACTGGAGCGATACACCATATCAATTTGTCGAAGGTGATAATAACTATATATATGGTACTTTTACAAACGCAACATCAACCATAACAACTGGTCAAAGAATTTATGGTCTTAATGTAAAAGCTTTATCATCATTAACAACGCAACAAACAACAGCTTTAAACATTGGAGCTAATACTGTTTTAACATCAGCTGTAAATTATGTTAATGCTGTTTGGAATGTTTATGATAATCCGCAACATACTAATTTAATTGGAGAGACGACTATTTTTAATAGAAATAATTATAATAATAACTTATTGACATTAAAAACTCTAAATGGTTATGTTGCATCCGCTGTGCCTAATCCAACATTAACTAATTTATATGGTGAATATACTGTCACAACACAAATAACATCTTATGTTTTTAATGAAGGCGTATTTTTAAATCAAATTACAACACCTAGCGATCTTTTAGCTGGTAAGGGTGGTTTGGTTGTTTTAAATACATCAAAAACATCTATTAATAATTTATACGAAGGTTATTATGTTGCTATTGCAGATAATTCAAATTTCAACCCTTCTACAGATTATGATTCCATAAAGGGAATTAAAAGTGTGGCTGGAGAGGTTAATAATGTTCAAACCTTTGTTACAGTTCCAAATTCTAGATTGAATTTTACATTGTCACAAACAGCAAGTTCATTTGGTAAAGATAGTTTATCAAAAATAATTGAACAATATCCTATTGGTTATGATTTTGCATCATCATCTTTCAATGATAGTTTGGTTTTGATGTTGTTTAAAATTAAATCAACTCAATACAGTCAAGATACTATTCAATTAGATTATTCTGTAGCTGAAGGATATTCCGGTTCTTTATATGCAAATAGAACCCAAAATAATCCAAATGGAGGAACTCCTACTTCGTTCTTCTTAGATACTGTTGTAAACAACAAATCAGTAAACATCAATACAATTACAAATCCATATGTATCTAAATCTGGAAAATGGACTAATGATAATGGTACACCAGCTAAATCCGTAAGAGTTCTTGAAGATGCTAAAAAAACATATTCTGTCGGTGTTTATACTGATAAAGGATCTTTGGATGATAAGGACCTCGGACAAGTTGACTTAAAACTTAAAAGATTCTTAGATCTTTTAGGTAATGATGATACAACAAATATTGATGTTGTTGCTGATGCTGGATTATCAACGATTTGGGCAACAGCATATTCCAATAAACTTGAAAACAACTTAGATTCTTATTATTTTGATGAAAACTATACCCCTTC